ATGACCGATACGAAATTGCGTGAGCTGCTAGTGGTCATCGATGACCACTACGGCCGCGCCCGCAGCTTGGAGGAGCGCAGGGCTGACACGCAAATCTACATCCGGGCGTTTGGCACCATCCCGGACGAGATTGTGGAAAAGGCACTGTATACGGCCTTTACACAGTGCAGATTCCAGAACCAGCTGATTGTGGACTGGTGCGCTGAAATCAAAAAGCTGCTGTCAGCCCAGCAGCCCTCGGCAAATGACCTTTGGACGCAGGCTGCGGCAGCTGCCCGGAAAATCGAGGCAAATCTGTACTACCAGACCCACGGTGGATTCATTGCCCCCGATGGGCGCAAGCTGAAAGGCGAAGATTTCAAAAAGGAAAATGCGAAAATCTTCGCCGCCCTCCCGATGGTGGTGCAGCGATGGGCTGGCTCCCCGGCAGACCTGTCGGAGATTTTCAGCAGCCGCAGCAGCGCGGATCTGCGCCAGTTCGTCCGTCCGGGCTTTGACCGGGCTGTGCAGGATGCCCCGATTGAGAGTTTGCAGCCCCCGGCTCTGCCCGGCGGCGCAGCCCCGGCACAGATTGGAGGTGGCACGACATGAGGTCGAAAAGACCATTCCGCAGCCTGATCGTGTGCGTTTCGTGTGCGATGGTTGGCTGCATCCTCGCAAGCACGGCCTACTCCCGGCGGGTGGACGAGTTGGAAATCGAGCGGGATATTTACGCCAGCCGTTTTCAGAACTGGCAGACGCGGGCGATTGACGCGGAGGAAAATGTCGGCCGGCTTCAGACCGAGGTAGATAACCTGACCGCAGAGCTGAACGCCCAGACCGATTTGACCCTTACATACGCCGGGTCGTTCAGCTGCACGGCCTATTGTGCCGAAGAATACGTCCACATCTGCGGCGAGGGACACGGAATTACATCCAGCGGCGCAAAGGTGCAGCCGGGCGTGACCGTGGCAGCTGACACCAGCATCCTGCCCTACGGCACGGTGGTCTATATCGAGGGTGTAGGTCTCCGGGTCGTTCAGGACACCGGGAGTGCTGTGGTAGGTAACAAGCTGGACGTGGCGGTGAACACCCATGCAGAGGCTCTAAGCTGGTCTGGCTGGGGTTCCCGCCGGGTCTGGATCGTTTCAGGAGGTGCAGAGCCGTGAAAAAGTCGTTTCAGACCGAGATGGATGACACTCAACAGGCTGTCAGCCAAATCGTGTGCCTGTGTACCACCATTGCGCTGCATCAGGAGTTCGGTGTTGGCAAGACCCGCCTTGACCGCATTACAGACAGGATTCACGAACTGGAAGATCAGAACACCGAAGTCATTATGACCCCAGATGCCGATGGCCGCCCCTCTAAAGCCAGGGCCGAGGCCATTCGGGAAAGCTGGTTGGCGGGGTATGTCACTTCCGACTACCGCATCCCGATGCTACGGGCACCTCGTGGCCGCAAAGAGCAGCAATATCAGATTGCTGGAAACAAAGCTGCAAGAATCGCATGGCAGATTTACGCAAAGGCAGTTATTGACATACTGCACTATGGTCCAGAACGGCTGGAACGGCTGCGCAAAGAAAGCCACGCCAACTATGAGCAGTTGAACCAGTGGGCGCACGAGGACGGTTTGGACGTAGCAATGGAAAAGCTGCGCCGCTGCGCTGCCGATGCCATGCAAGCTCCGGATCTGGAAGTTACAGATATTGATGGCAGCAAGGATGCCGCAGAAGTGGACAAGGAGTTCCGCAAGCAGCAGCTGAACTTTATCAAGCGTGTCCGGGCACAGACCCTTGGGCGCATCGGTGCAACTGCGCAGCCTGTCAATGTGCTGGCTGACCAGAGTATGCAGGATAAGATTCAACTGGTGATGCAGCAGGTTTCCCAGCAGTCTTTTGAACGTAGGAGGACGCATTGACATGGCAAAAAATGAGTACGGAGAGAAGCTGGACAGCAATGGCTATGCGCCCAGCATCCTCAGCAAGAGCCCCACCTGTCTGATTTGCGGGCGGTATCGCACCGCCCGGCACGAAGTCTTTTTCGGACCGTACCGGGATAAGAGCAAGCGACTTGGCCTGTGGGCAAATCTCTGCCCTTGGTGCCACCAGAACGGTGTGACTGCCGTACATACCAACCGGGAGGCAGACCTCCGCTTGAAAAAGTGGGCGCAGAAAAAGGCCATGGAGTATTACGGCTGGCCGGAGGCGCGGTTCATCCAAGAGTTTGGGAGGTCGTACCTGTGAGCACCTGTCCGATTATCGCTATCGACCCCGGCAACACCCAGTCTGGCTACTGCGTGATTGATCGCAGCACCCTGCGCCCTCTGGAATTCGGAAAAATCGACAATGCAGAGCTGCTGCAAAAGCTTTCCTCTGCCAGGGCACAGGGCTGGCGGTGGGCGGTCATCGAGATGGTGGCCTCCTACGGAATGTCTGTAGGCCGGGAGGTATTCGATACCGTCCTCTGGATCGGCCGCTTCTACCAAGCCCTGAACACCTGCTGCCCGGTACGGCTGCTGTGCCGCATCGAGGAGAAGCGACACATCTGCCACAACACCCGCGCCAATGATGCTGCCATCCGGCGGGCACTCATTGACCGATTCGCAGACCACGACCTCAAAAATGGCCGTGGTACAAAAAAGAACCCGGATTTCTTTTACGGCTTCAAAGCCGATGTGTGGGCAGCCTACGCTGTGGGTCTGACCGCCATTGAAAACCGAGAGAACGATTATCATTTTTCTGCTACTTGAAAGGAGCACATGGAAACCTGCACGGTCTGCCAGACCCGGCGTGGCTACGACTACGTTGTCATGCCGCGCTGAATCCGGTTTTCATTCACCCGCAGGGATGCGATAGAATCCCTAAAATCAATTACCACCATGAATTGAGCAAAGCCCGCTGCAAAAAAGCAGCGGGCTTTTGCATATCAGAATGGAGGCTCGCACTTGGAATCGAATTGGAAGTTCCAACGCGGAGACATCTATTTTGTAAAACTGGAGGCAGGCGTTGGCTCCGAACAAAACGGTGCCCGCCCAGCAGTCATTCTTCAAAATGATGTCGGCAACATCTACTCTCCGACTTTGATTGTCGCGGCTTTGACAAGTAAGACAGATAAGAAAGTAACACAGGCAACGCATTGTCAGGTAGAAGAAGATGGCCTGAAGCCGTCCATTGTTCAGGCAGAACAGATTTTCACCATTGATAAAAGCCGTGTCCTGAAGTTTGTCGGACACCTTTCCCCGGAGAATATGCGCCGGGTCGATGATGCAGTGAAGATCAGTCTTGCCCTGAATCCGATGGGCAGCATTCAAAAACTCAAACCGATCATCCGCTCTCAGGCGGCTTATGCGCCTCCTGAAGTGGTGGATGGAAAGCCACCCATCTATCCCTACACACCCATCAAATCGTCCTTTGAGGACGCTGGGAGCGTAGAGGAGATGATGGTGTATACCGAACTGCAATCCGCTGTTCATGCCATGATTCAGCGGCTCGAATACAGCTTTACCTTTAATCCCACCTTGCTCACCATCCCGAAGCGTAAGCAGCAGGTCGCTGAGATTCTGGAAGAAGCTGAAAAATACATCTGGCGAATCAAGGAGGAAATGAGATGCGCCTGAAAAACACTGCGGATAACTTCTCCGCTTCCTTTCATATCACACCGCCGTACCAGATGGTGGTCATTCACAGCAGTAAGCTGATCTACCCTCGTGAGCTGTACCAGCGGGGCATCCAGCGCAAGCGCGTTGAGCTGATTGCCAAAGACTTTAACGAATATACGGCGAACGAGCCGAAGGTCAGCTTTCGCAATGGCCGGTATTATGTAACGGACGGCCAGCATACCATTGAAGCGCGTATCCTGCGCAACGGCGGTAAGGATCTGCCGATTCTGTGCAAGATCTACACCGGCCTGACGATGCAGCAGGAAGCTCTGTTCTTCGCAGAGCAGAACGGTCACGCCGCACCTCTGACGGCGGGCATCAAGCTCCGTGCCAAGGTCGTGGGAGAGGATGCGCCCTCCGTTGCATTTCTCGCAGCCACCAATCGGGTGGGTCTGGACTTCAACTACGACAGCTTGCAGTTGAGCGACTACCGCATCAGCTGCGTGGGCACCGCACTCAAGCTGTACAACCAGATGGGCGAGAAAATCTACTGCGAGGCCCTGCGGCTGATCGTGGCTGCATGGGAGGGCAAGCCTGATTCGTTCCGGGCATCTGTCCTGCGGGGCATGATGCACTTTGTGGAACTGTATCACGGTGAGTTCAGCGAGGAACGGCTGATCCGTGCTCTGCGCAGCGTTCACCCCATGGAGATTTATCGCAGCGGCATGGACAATCCTGCCAAACTGCCCGGATGGAAGAAATACGTTTTTCCCATCTATATGGCCTACAACGGCAAGTGCCGCAAGGATGCCCTGCCGATGAAATTCTGATAAATCAAAGGAAAGGGCACTACGATGATTGACAAGTTTTCTCAGGTCGCAGAGAACCTTCCTGCGGCTGACCGTGATGCCGACCGGCAATATCATGTAATCAACGGTTATCCTGTCGTTTTTAGCTTTTCCAAGGAACCCAACCCGGAAGCGTTTGAGCGCATTCGGAACATCCTGCTTGCCACCAGCTATACGAAGAAGGTAGGTTGACATCATGGACGAATGCAGAACCAAACGCTATACTGAGTGCGGTAACGGGCGGTGCTACAAGCCGAACCATTGCCGGACGTTCTTTGACAACGGAATAAAGTCTGTCCCCACTTTTGTTATGAAAGTGAGGAATTTGTAATGACAGAAAACAACAACCGTGTCTGTTGCTTGTACCGCGTTTCCACCGATAAGCAGGTGGATTTCAATTCCAACCATGAAGCTGACCTGCCCATGCAGCGAAAGGCTTGCCATAAGTTCGCTGAATCGAAGGGCTGGGTCATCGTCCATGAGGAACAGGAAGAAGGCGTATCGGGCCACAAAGTCCGGGCTGCCGCCCGCGACAAGCTGCAAATCATCAAGGACTATGCACGGAAGGGCAAGTTCGACATTCTGCTGGTGTTCATGTTCGACCGTATCGGTCGTATCGCAGATGAAACTCCCTTTGTTGTGGAATGGTTTGTACGGAACGGCATCCGGGTATGGAGTACCCAAGAGGGTGAGCAGCGTTTCGACAACCACACCGACAAACTGCTGAACTACATCCGCTTCTGGCAGGCAGATGGCGAGAGCGAAAAAACTTCCGTCCGAACCCGCACCAGTCTGCGCCAGCTTGTGGAAGAAGGTCACTTCAAGGGCGGAAATGCGCCTTATGGCTATGACCTTGTACGGAGTGGGCGTATCAACAAGCGCAAACACGAACTCTACGAACTGCACATCAACGAACAGGAAGCTGCCGTAGTGCGGATCGTCTTTGACAAGTATGTGTATGAGGGCTATGGTCCGCAGCACATCGCCACCTATCTGAACAATTCTGGCTATCGTGCAAGGTCTGGTAAATGCTGGCACCCGTCAAGTATTCGGGGGATGGTACAAAACCTGACCTACACCGGCGTTCTCCGTTGTGGGGATGCACGGTCAGAATTGATGCCGGATTTGCAGATTGTCCCGCAGGAACAGTTTGAAAACGCACAGCGCATTCGGAATGAACGTTCTGTACGCTCAACTGCGGAAGCCGAAAATCGCCTTCCTTTGAACATCCATGGGAAGTCGCTGCTTGCCGGCAACGCTTACTGCGGACACTGCGGTGCAAAGCTGGAACTGACCAGCAGCCGTAAATGGCGAAAAATGGCAGATGGTTCGTTAGACGATACGCTGCGTATTCGCTATACCTGTTACGGAAAGCTCCGCAAGCAGACCAACTGCACCGGGCAGACGGGATATACCGTCCACATTCTGGATGAGATCATTGATAAGGCGGTGCGCCAGATTTTTTCCAAAATGAGGGGTATCCCGAAAGAGCAGATCGTTACAAAACGCTACGAAAAAGAAACTACGGAGCGCAAAAACCATCTGCAAGACCTGCAAACGCAGCGAGACAAGGCCGAGAAAGACCTGCTTTCTCTGAAAGCCGAAATTTTAGCCTGCATCAAAGGCGAAAGTGTGTTGCCGAGAGAAACCCTTGCCGAAATGATTACAGAGCAAGAAGAGAAACTCAAGGAACTGGAAGACCTTTGTGAATCTGCCAGTGAGGAACTGGAGAGAACAGCAGAGCTGATGGATAAAGTGTCGAGGCTCTATGATGAGCTGATTTCCTATGCTGACCTGTACGACAGTGCCAACTTTGAAGCGAAGAAGATGGTTGTCAACCAGCTGATCCGCAGGGTAGACGTTTATCGTGGCTATCAGATCAACATCTCGTTTAACTTCGATCTCACTCCTTACATTGAGGGGGAGTGA